CGCCAGCCAATTCCCATAAGCAAATTTCTTTGATACTGCTGCCCACACGCAGCCTTTGATAATGTTATCCTTTATTGCTACCAGAACAATCCCACCCATATCTGCAAGATCGACTGGATCATAATATTTTGTGGATGCAATTAATTCATTGCATGCCGGAATCTCCTCCGGTCTTGCTGGTCGATACTCCATGTTTCCTCCCTAATTATTTTCGTACCCTATCAGCTCATACTCAAGCTCAAACCAAAGGTACTCGTCGTCCGCATCATCTTGGTCAAAGCGAAACGCAAAGGTTCGCGCCCGGATATCTGGCTTAACTTCTATGATTCCTAATCGCCCGGGGTATACATTTTCGTTTGCTTTCCCGGTTATTGTTTTGGTGTGGTGAAGCCCGTCCCCATACATATAAATGTCTACATCATTAGTGCAGGTTCCAGTATGCATAATCCGCAGCTTCACAAACTTTTTGTACTGAGCTCTATGCGCAGGATCAACACTGCGCCCATCCATGGAGTTAGTTTGTACAATGCCATCAGAGGAATCTCGTCCGGTTTCGGACATGTAAAATACTTGCCCATTATCATTGCCCAACAAAACAGCCGCTTTGGTTTGATACCCAGAAGTACCAATCCCAAAACAAGTCATGTCTATGTTCCATGGTCCATACCATGTATCAGTGAGTGTGTTCAGTACATATATCTGATCAATGGCATTAGATGTTTTACTCGGCAAGCCCACCAAATAAAGTCCCTTACTATCCACAGCCAGTGTCTGTATAAGGTCAACATTGGCCGTGTCAAGCACAGAAGTATTATCATCCACATCGACCAGCAGATTATGAATAGGCCAAGAACGGGGAGTGATGCCAAGATCACCAAAAGTCTCAGTAGGTACAAGGGAAGAAATTCCGTGAGTGCCTAGACAATACAGATTGTCCCCAACTCTAGCCAAGCTTTCGTGGCAGTACACTCCCTTTTCAAATGAGACAATCTGCTTTGAGAAATCATCATACGTCTTGCCATTAATAACAATTGTACCAGTTTCAGTATACACTGCCAGGAAATCCAAAAAGCCCCCGTACAAGGCAGTAATTGGATCACCAAATTCCGACGGGATATCAAGATATCCGGCGTCCTGCACAGTAGTCCAATCAGTAGGATCTCGGTCTGCGCAGAAATACAGTCGTTGGGGGTTGTCCATATCTCCTGCTCCCCAAATGCGATCTGCAAAATCTACAGCAAATTGCATCGCCGGAGCAGTGTCAACAATTTCAAAATCATTGTTTGGGCCAAATACACCAAACAGCGCAGATTTTGGATCAGATGCCTGTATAGGCTTATTGTAGGCGGTGATAATTAACTGATCCCGGAATCCCACCAATCTGCCATAAGGTAGCAAGTACTCGTCGGTAGTATCATAGAAATCTGCAATTGCTTTCCAGCGCGTGCCCTCTCCGGCGTTAGACCAAAGAACTCCCCCGGCATAGCAGTAAAGGTTCTTTTCACTAACTAACCAAGCAGTTGGGAAGTTATCCGGATCAGATTCCGGCAAGTTAATCGCAGCCTCTATAATATCACTGATATAGGCATTTTCAAATTGGCTACCAAAAGGACGCTCGCTTAGAAAGATGTTACTAATCCAAGCTTCCAGGTTATCTCCCGCACCGAGATTTTGAACTTCAGTTCGAATTTGCCCCCATTCGGTAGTGAAAGCAGTATCTCTATAGGTCCATGCGGCAGAACTAATGAGTTCGTTGCCATCATACTCCATGCTATATGTAGTAGCATCCCAAGTGATTTGGATAGTGTGAAAATCACCATCATCAATATTTGCTAGCGCAGTAGCAAAAGTATATGTGGGAGCCGCTGTCTTAATATATAGACCATCAGATGTTATCGCAATCGACATGCGATTTGATCCACTAAATACATTAAAGCTCAGCTTCAATCCAGAGGTATTACCTGTTAGATCTGCTCCAGAAAAAAGATGATCCGCTCGGATATCAAACTTGACTGTGCTGGTGTTTGAAACTGGTGCTGAAATTGATTCTCCAGACAAAATATTGATCAACAAATCCGCGTTGTAAAGGCCCGTGTCTCTTACTGCACGACAAGTAATTTCCCCCGGATCAAGACCAGTATGAGCAAAACAACGGGCATCTGCATCTCCAGTGATACGAGTATTATTGGCTCCAAACACAAAATTTACCGGATACTCAGTGCCGGAGAAGTCCTTTCCCACTGGAACTTCAATAGTGTTTCCAATTTGTACCAAGCTAGGACGATGCCGCAGCACTTTATCAATACTGGTATACATTTCATCAGTGCGCGTAAAGGATCCTTCCGGTGCACCAAGCTCATTGTTAGTCAAGTACAGCCCTTTAGCCGCGAAGTCTCCACGGATAATGTACGACTCTGCATTTTTATTCGCCATTACCGCCTCCGATACCAGCCTCGCAGAGGTCGCTGCGGATGATACTGCTGCTTCTCGCTGCCGCTTGGTGGATTCTTACGGGCATTCTGTTTCTCGCGGATTGAATCGGACATGGTTTGCTGTGTCATGATTGCATTCTCAGCATCCCGATTAAGCCGGGCCACAACCATGTCCTGGATTGACAGCATGACACTATCAGGATATTCAACCTCTACATCATCTGCCCCCGAAGTAACTATGATGTCTGGGTGCTTCTTCTGGTACTCATACTCCAAATCTGCCGTAACTTCTGCTAATCGATCAAAGTAGACATACATGTTGCCGGAAGAATCTTTGCCCTTGATACAAAAGTTTTGCGGATCAGCAATAACCATACTGGTCCCAAGATCCCTCTTGATCATGCGAAACTCCAAAGGGTCTTTCTCTGCAACAGTAGTTCCGGCTACAGTGTTTAGCATTTCCTGAGAAGAGATTCTGTCAAAATCAGCGGGCAAAGAATATCTGTCATTGCCTACTTTAACCGTAGCCGACGTAGAAGATGTGCCACTATATTCCCTGTCAAGGGTCCATGTTCCAGTTCCTGAGTTAGTAATTCTATATGTAGTATCTTGAGAACTGAACTGAACAAGCTGGCCCACATAAAGAGCATACCCAACAAAAGCTACGTTGGTTACTGTATCATTACCATACGTTACTGTGCAAGTGCCGGAGAGCTCGCCAGCACCCCCTACGCGAATGTGTGCCGTCTCGCGAAGCTCTGGCCAATTAGAATCTAGCTGCATGGTCTTCAGCACCGCGTTGGTAGCTTTGACCGTACGCAACGTATCTGTATCTGCGGCGCTCACCAAAGAGTCGCTAGCACCCCCTGGCTTGCCCCATCCCATCTGATCCATAATATTTCTAATCAAATCAACTGCAAGCATTAGAATGCTCCTCCACCATTAGGCCCACCCTGGAACTGCGAAAGCTCGCCTCCGATAGACGGCACTCCCTCCGCTGCAGTATATTCATCTGCTACTGGTGCTCCAGCAGCCATGCTCCGTGCTTGCTGCATCTGCACATTCTGCTGATGCTGCATCTTGTAGTTTAGGGCCTCCTTATGCCGGGCTTCGTGATTGCGAACCACTTTGACCTGCTCCGGAGTTAGCTGCTGGAACGCATCCGATTTATAAAACCGCTCGATTTCCTGCAAGTGCTCGTTGTCGTCATCGGTCGGCAGCACATCCAAATTAATCCCCTCGGAAAGTGTGCGAAGTTCCAGTGCCTGATCCATTGGAGGATGCTGGAATCCGCCTTCCCCCGGAAGCTGTGGCACCATCTGCTTTGTGCTGTCGTCCTCGATGAACTTGTCAATGGTGTAGCGCAGCAATGCCTGAGCCGCATGCGGGTCCATCTGGAACAGCGCGTCATTCCGGACCATGCTGTAAATCCGCTCCGCCATAGCACGCTGCGAGTCTCGATTAACATTCGTTAGGCTGCCAGAGAAACTATATAGGAGGTTCTCGCGCAGATCCTTTGGCGGAATTCGCCGTGCTTCAGTCTCGCCGGTAGCCCGATACCACTTATCGATGCTGACATACATGCCATACAGCGAGATAACCTGTGACACCATGGACTTCCATGGGCCAGCCTGCATCTTCTCGATAATCGAGCTGAGCCTCTCTTCAGCGGCGTCCATAAGCGCCATAGTAGCGCGTGCGGTACGCGGTGCGTTACGATAGTTGTTGCTTCCTCCCACACTCGGACTGAAGGTCAGTCGATCAGCATAACCCTGGAGCATCTGGAAGCCCCCGTGATATAGCTGCTCCGGATTCTGGTTAAACCGAGGGAACACAATCCCGTTGGGGTCCGCAGTAGGCACCCCCTGTCCCGGCTTGATACCGCGCAGCAGCCCGGAGTTATTGGCAAAACCATACGGCGTGTAGAAAAACCACGGGTTCGTTATAACATCAAGGCTATTGTGGATTGAGGATACAGTATGATCCATCTCCAGGTTGATGGCGTACAGAATCTCCGCCATACCAATACCGTAGGTACGCCCCGGCACTTGAATATAATTGATTTCAATAAAAGGACGCTGGCCGTGCGGGTAAAACTCGTCAGAGAACTCTGCACCAACCACTTTATGAATGTCGTCCGAAATAAAGATAATCATATCCACTGGATCAGAGGCCCCGTCCTCATAATCCTTTGTGTGGACCTCCCAAATCAAAATCATATTGGGGTCAACTTGCATATCGGCGGAGCGTTTCTCCGTGCCGGTATTTCCTGTCTCCCCGACTAAATCATCCTTGTATTGCTCTGTGCGACTTTCGTGATCAGCATTGCGCTCCGTAGCGTGCAGCGTCTTCATATCCTTCTTGGTGATAGTCCAATCGCCGGACGCAACCTTCTCTTCAACTTCGCGATATGTGTACCAAGTCCGGTGTGCTACCCACTTAGCCCTCTGAATCGAAGGCGTCCGAAATGGGATCACCAAGTCTTCAAAGTCCACTAGCTTCACGCTGGGAGAATCCTGCGCAATCACCTTTCGATGAACCTTACACTTGGTTTCTGTTAGCTTATCACTATCTTCGAAGTATACGATAGCTTCGTAGATGCGGTCTTCTTCAGTGAATTTAACTTCAACTCGATCACCTTTTATCTCACCAATACTATAAACAGAGTTGGAAGTATCACCAAATCCGAAGATCTCAAACAAATAGTCTTCAACAGTCTTGGGCTGATCTTCCTCAAAAACATTGCCGAAATAATCTTCATCTCCTGCCTTCCAGATATTGGGGAGGACATGAACCTCCACGGCCCTTCGCCAAGAGCGTTCCCATCCAATCTTCATGAAGGCAGTGCCATCTATAAACATATTCCGGAGCCAGTTTTCCAGCGTATTATACATATCCGGAATATCATTATGGAAGGCCCAATGCGCAAATTCTTCTACATTCTTCGTGCGCACATAGTCGATGTTATTGCCGGGACTGTCGATGTGTACAAATGGATTCGCTCTCCACAGCGCGCTCATGATTTTGGGCACGCCAGTTTCAATCTTGTCAAGGATCAGCGGCAAATGAATATCGGCAGCGCCTTCCCACGGTGCATCTTCTCCGGATGCATCCATACCCCCGGGATCTCGATAGACCATATCCCGATACTTATCGATGCGCTCAAAAAACCCGCTTCGATTTGACTGGGCGGTCTTGATCTGATCCCAGTAATACTTGCCGCGCTCCTCGCGCTTCTTACGGCTAAACTTAATCATTGCCACTCCTCGGGCATCATCCGAACCAAGGCATTGTGTGTTGCTTTTGTCATTACCAGATACCGGACACAATCAATCAGATCATCGTTGGCCTTCACAGGCTTTTCTGGCGGATGCGTGCCCTGGGTTTTATTTAACGGCGACTGCGGTGTCCAGATGAAGTTAATGAATTCGTGCGCGAGTCGCGAACAGGTATTAAAAACTACAAGTCGTGGCCCGGCAGACCACTCATACTCTTGATCAACATAAAGCATATCCTTCATGTCATCGATGCTAGTCATGTAGCCCATCTTCTTAGCATTCATGACTGGGATCTGCTGTTCTGCAAAAGACTGTACAACGGATAAGCCGGACGTTTTATCCTCAATATTTCCGGACGTATCTATTAAGCGCAATACTACGGGTTCTGCGTTAAGTCCCTGATACCATACCCCGGGCCTAACTTCCTCCCATCCTTCCTGCTCTTTGACCCAATCGCAAACCATGCGTGTAGTACGTAAACTTTCCAGATACATCTCGCGGTACACGTACCACACATTATCCGGACTGATAGCTATCCAAACCGCTGCCATTGGCTTCGCGGTGGCTGGGTCAAAGCACATGATGCGCGGCCAGTGATGAGGAATGTCAAAGGGATCCACATAATATGGTTCCTGGGGCTTCCACATACTGAACACCGCACCAGCTAGGTGTCGGGGTTTTCCGTGCAGTCGCGCCTCAACCTCATCTGGCCGGAGTGTGCGAATAAATCTATCAACTGCTTCGTCGTCAAGAAAGCCTCCGTTCGACTTGCGGTTGTCCTCTAAGCTGATGTTGATATGAGCAACATCATCGTTCGGATCTGCTGCTCTTTCCATAAGCTCAGCCATAAAATAGCTTGCTTTAAGCGGAGTCGCAGTAATCCAAACCCGTCCGGCATTATCCACCAATCCTCGCGTGAGAGCAATATAATGCTCCCGGGTACACGGCTCATCTATCCAGAGCCAGTGACCGTTGGATCCCTCAATGGAGCTAATAGGCTGCTCCTGGGACATGATATACATTTTCGAGCCGGTGCTGAGAATTTCGATCATTGATGGTTGCTTAAGATTATTATAGTGGATCTTATAATCCCCGGCAGGCAACCACTCTTTCATCTTCGGAAGAAACGTGTGTACGCCACTAACCTTTAAGCTGTCAAGGAGAACAAATCCGGTATTTGGCACCGGGATGGGATCTCCGTCCATCATGCGCACAACCCGATCAGGGTGATCTTCCGGCAACCAGGGACGGTAACCGTAGGAGTGTGCGATTGCTTCGGCGGCTCCGATTGTGGATTTGCCAGAGCGATTGGAGCCGAAGACTAAGCGGCAGAACTTTGCATTCTGGAAGAACAAGCCCTGTCGCCCAATAGACTTGAATGTTACAATCTTGTTGTCGCGGTGTTCCTGCTCCAGCTTTGCAAGATCTTTATCAAGCTGAACCAGTTGCCGGAGCAGTTCTTTATTCATCGGTCAGCTGCCTCCCAACAGCGGTGAGGGGTGCCACCATTGACACCCCTCTGAGCAGGTAAACCTGTTAGCTAGAATCGTTCGAAGCAACAGCACCCCGCCAGTCGTGGGTAACCGCGACAGACCGGAATCGAGCGCCAACTTCAACAGCCGACTTCCGATAGTCAACTTCGCTCCAGTTCTGCATCTGGATACGATCATACCAGTCCAGCTTATGCATATCAGCCAGCAAGAACCAGTTGTACTCAGTCGTCAGATAGGGAGTCACGACCAGCTTGATACCTTGAGAGGCCATCGGGTTGATCGCGTTGTAGTCCGTGCCGGGCTCCTGGGCCGACTTGAGAATCTTCTCAGCCGTCCACTGGAGCGTCGGGTGGACAATCAAAGTCCGGGCATTCTGGAAAATTGGGATGTTACGATCATTAGTCATCGTCTGCAACATGTTGACAGCCGTGCCAAGATTATCTTCCGTCAGATCCACCGCGCCCAACAGGTTGTCTCCCGCGGTGCCGGACAGGTTACTATGACTATCGGAGAACAGCGCGACGCCATCAGGCGTAGGCACCGCAGTCGTAAAGCCACTATTCAGAATGTCATGGCCCAGGATCTCCTGGGTTGCACGACCGGCAAACAAAATCTCCGGCAGACGCGAAGCGATGATGCCATCGCCCTGATCGTCTTCGATAGCTTCCTGCGATACCAGATGCCGCTTGGCATAGGTAACGACCGCAGACCGCATCGACGGACCCTGGATGATATCATCAGAATCGGCGTCAACCATCTCAGCCTTAGTATTAAACGTACCAAACCCGCTGACGGAATTAGTATCGATCCAGCCGCTCTTAGCAGACTTGCTGTTAAGGAACTGGCGGAAAAGCGTCGGATGCTCACGGAACTGGCTTACAACCTCTTCGATGTAAGGCTTACGGTTCTCGTAGAAGTAGTCCAACGCGGAGCGCGTCAGAGCCATAATGAATCTCCTTGATAGTTATTACGCCCCCTTGGACGCAACAGTTTCGTCTAAAGTGTCTCCAAATGTTGGAGCCCAAATTTTAACACGAATCCAAGTATTGTCATTATTGACTCGATTCGACAACCCAATAATCTTCAATCTTGCTTCGTCGTAGTCCTCAAACTCTTCATCGCCGGGAGTATCTTGCGCATTTTCAAGATCAGCATAGCCTACGGAGATGCCCCCGCCAGTAATTGGTCCTGCTGTTGCGGGGTCCTGAATAAATCGGCAATATTTCCCAGCATCAGTAACTAAATACTTGGTGCCATCAGTCTTTACGTCATAGATCGCATCGGGATCCGTGATGACTGTGATATCTTCTCCACCTACAACTGTACTACGTGTTGGGGTCAGGCATACGCCCAACCCTCGGGCACCCCGGTTGGCATCGTTAATATGCCGCCCGACGTACCCGTTAGTTAATAGTGTGCAAAGATCGCCCTTACCAATAGCATTTCCGGCATTTATCGGAAAAACTTCGGTACGATCATACTTGACGGGAACCAGTCCCTGTGCACCTTCAACTTCCATGAGCTACTCCTTCCGACTTAGGTCGACGGATCCGGAGCAGCCAGTGCACGATGCTGGAACAGCGTATGAATACGAACCTTCACAAAGCAACCAGCAGTCGTAGCTGCCACGTTGCCCACCTTCGTGGACTTGCCGATGATCTTCAGAATATACTGCGCATCTGCGCCATCATCTGTGCCATCCGTATCCAGCTTGGCCGTGCTCTGGCCGTTGCTATTATCGGACATAACCATCGTGAACCACTCGTTGTCGCTGGCGGCCAGCAAAGCGGCCTCAGAGTCCCAAGCGGCATCAGACGCAATTTCGTAAATCTGGGCAGGATCCTCACAAACGACAATCTTGACACCAGATCCGGGAGTAGCCGAAGCCTTCTCAATCGCCACGCCAATCGGCAGAATTCCGGTAGAGGGCGTCCAAGCTGCGATCTCACCAGTGGCCAGCATGTACACCGGCTCAAACTTGTTGATCTCAGCGGCCTGATCAGCATCTACCGTATATTCCGTATAGATTTTGCACTCCGTGACGGGGCGCAGGCCAAGGCTACCTTCCAAAGTATAGCCACCCATAATTCATTCTCCTAAATCTTAGGTTTCGGTTGAGTAATTAGTCGTCGTCCAATCCGGAGCTCTTCAACCGTCTTGTCCTGCGACTGCTCGATGATTTCCAGGGGCGCGTCGGCACGTTCCTGGGCGCGTTGCAGGGCAGCTTCGCGGTCTTTCTCCGGCGCAAAAGCCAAGATCGTCTTGGCGCTTTTGTAGAAATAATTAGAGTTCGTTTTGCCCGTAGTGCCAAGATACTTGCGCTCCACATTTACCATGAAGTCTTGTACCTTTTCTCCAAGAGAGCTATCTCGCTCCACGGGTCTCCAGATTCCCCACCCATGTTCGTTCCGAAAAATTACATCCAACCACGCGAACGCAAAACCCGGCACCTTGGGAAAGGGCATCTTATATTTAGCTTCGGTCGTAGTGACCTTCGGCGTAACAGTCTGTGAAGTCTTCTTGCGCGGCATATCATTCATCTCCCGGGTTCTCTACGCGGTTAGCAACACCTTCCAGGAACTTTGGGTCATCCACATCAATGCCCTGTATATTCCGGAATGCTTCACGAATATTTTTAGTGTCCTTCAAGAACTTCTGGCCAGAACCGTCTTCCCCATCATCACCATTCTGGTCCTTGCCGGAATCAGTTTTGCCCGGTGGCGTTCCGGCTGCACCAGGGCCTCTAGTTCCTGACGGCTGTAGCCCCATCTCCTGGCCTACCTCATTAGAAATCTTGTAGAGTGCCGTGGGATCATCCATCAAACCCAGCAACTCAATGCGGTCGGCCACTGCTCTGGAAAACTCGGAGTCTTCCTGGTCAAGTTCCGGCCAGCGTTTGCGGGCGGAAGCATCCAACTTCTCACCACGCTCATTTTCCTTCTGGACCCGAGACTGATTTTTGGAGGCTTCCGCAACCTGTTCGGCGGAAAGCTTCCGGGAATGAATCAACATCAGCGCAGCCAGATCCTTGGGGTCAATCATAGAATGGTCCAGCCCCATGATATACTGCTCGACTTCCTGCGAGCTCATCTTGTCAAGATCTACAGCCATTATTCCTCATCCTCCCGTGCTTTGATAAGCATCTGCTCGATGTCTTGATAAGCCATTGCCATTCCGGCCTGTACGCCGTATGCCTGCTGAACAGCCTCATAGGGGTGTACCGCCCCCAATCCTGCCTTAACAGCATCATACTGGCCTTTGTCTGCTTCCTCAGCCCTCTTTCGAATCTTTTCAATCAGCTCGTTATAACTTAGCATTATACCTTTCCTCCCTATCCCGGCGCATTTTAACACGGAGAGCAAAAACTCAGCGCCGGGAGGTTAACGACTTACGAATCTTCGCCCTCCGCATCCGTAATGTCTTCAAATTCTGCCTCTACGGCTTTCAGTAGTTGGTCTACCTCGTCAGTTTCGTATTCAATTTGTAGTTTCTTTATTCGTTCGACTCTTCCGCCAAGGCTCTTAACCAGCTCGCGAATTGAATCCGGGGAATATCCTGTTCCATCTCCTCCCGAGCGGAGATCAATTGCATCCGCCCGCAGGGCATTTGCCTTGTCGAGCAGAATTCCGGCAGCAGTTGCATTTTGCAAGGCTGTTGGCCCGGAATGATGCACGGCAATAAGGTTGCCGTCTTCATCTTTTACCTCGATCCTATCGTGGGTCAGACTGTCCGGGGTGATATAATCAATTGCCAGCTTCCCTTTCTTGAGAAGCTCCAGTGCCATCCTGTCTTTCGCCTCTGCGAGTGCGGTTCCCACCACATCCGGGTTCTTTTTGGCCCATTGGTTAACCGTACGGTTTGCAGCTTCACTGCTGCAGCCTATCTTATCGGCAATCTGGGGATATGTAAAGCCCATATGGCGCAGCACCAGCACCTCACAGCGTTCCTCCGGAGTCATTCGATACCCCGGCCCTTTAGCTGCCTGTACATAATGCTTTGTTTTAATTTCGTCGGCAGGCTTGTCCTTGCCATCGTTTCCATTCTGTCTAGCCATATAACATCCTCTCTTATTTAACCTCCTGAAGAGGTGTTTGCTGTGTTGCTTTCTTTGCTATCCCCTATACTTTATTATATGTATATTTAGCATTACTTGTCAATAGCTAATTTATAAGTTATTGCAACACAATAAATTAAAATTACCTATTGAGGGCATGTAATAGCAAATTTACCCTCCCGGAAAGTTGGTAAATTGCAGTTAGGGCTTTTCGCCTCGTAGGCGATTCGCCCTATAGTGGCAGCGTTACATATTAAGTGGGTAATTTTCCCCATTAACCCCCTGCCCGGAAAGGGTTTAATATAATGGCGTAACCCATTGCCACTTAACAACTTAGGAATTAAAGTCTCTTTTAGAGGGCGGACCGCTACACGGCTAACATTAAATGGGTGTTTGCGGACGCGGACCCCCGTGCCCCCAATGCTGTTAACCCATATACCACATAACCTTAACCGGACCGGACAAATGCGTTCGCTAATCGCTCACACTAACATTGCCCCCGCTGATATTGAGACGCAAAATCAAAACGATTCCGCATTAATGCATTAAGCATTAAGTCGTTACCGGGGATAATGAGAATGATAGTCGGTTTTAATGTTAATAACACACCAGGCATGTGTCCATATGGACACGTGTACCTGTAGGGGCACATTAAACTGGACCTTGTTATCCGTTAACCCCTGATCGGTGTACGTTTAGATACATATTTTGATGAAATATCGCTGATCCGACGCACGCACGCGAGCAAGAACCATGCCAAACGCACAATCTTGATAATACCCTCGCAGAATGCGCTATCCTGTTGTCCCATAACACGTTATCAATTGAACACACATTATCATCGCGCCCGGACCTTGTTAACGCTCGTTAACCACAAATCTAATTTGTTGCCCGGCAGCCATTTACAAATTAACACTAAAAATCTTTCCGGGAGATCCGATATAATTCTCGCGTCGGTTCTTCGAACCGTTTTCAGCGAACCGCCTGAAAAGGCAAAACCACACACAGGGGGTCAAAAAATGCTGACCAACAACATGATGCGCATGACCTTAGCTCAAAAATTCTGGGCTTATAGCGTGCAATGGGGCAGAATGTATGATGTAGACCGGGCACGTTCCGATCGATTCTTCAAAATGTGTCTCCACATCTACAAAATCCAGCATCCGGAGGAACGATAATGCAAAACTTCTGATCGAAGTCATAAGCCGTTAACCCAGGAGGTCAAAAAATGGAACTGTTAATCAACAATCAACTGGTCAAGGTGTTTGCTATCGGACCGAACGTCATGGAAGCATTCAATCTGTACCTTTTCTTGATGGAAAAGCACGGTCCGGATGCTGAAATCACAAAAAACGCACGGGATGAGTTCGAACGTGCGTTTATTGCGCAAGTAACCGCATAATTCCCCAAACCGCCCCTGTTGTGCCGGTCATGACAGGGGCGTTCCTTT